CTACACAAATCCAAGGACGCATACCTAGTCTATAACTAAGTTCCCATTGTCGTCCCAAGTAAGATGCGATGCCAATGAGGAAGTGGAAGACGATAAGCTGGTACGGTCCTCCGTTATATAACCATTCGTCAATTGTAGCAGCTTCCCAAATTGGGTAGAAATGCAAACCGATTGCATTTGATGAGGGTACGATTGCCCCTGAGATGATGTTGTTTCCATATAATAGTGAGCCTGCAACTGGTTCACGTATCCCATCAATATCTACAGGCGGTGCAGCAACAAATGCTATAAGAAAGCATGTTACAGCAGCCAATAAAGTAGGGATCATAAGCACACCAAACCAACCAACATATAGTCGGTTGTTGGTGCTAGTAACCCAGTCACAAAAGCTATTCCAGTTAGTTGGTTTAGTTAATGTGGCTGTTGTCATTTAAAAAATTCCTGGGATAATCTGTCCCGTAGTTATGTAAGCTCCTAATGCAGCAACGAATCCAATCATAGCAGCTCTACCATTGGTTTCCTCAGCATCATGTAGGAGGATTTGTTGTTCTTCTTTAGACATAATAATAGGTGAAGGTTCGTTAGGAAAAATGTTTTGTTTACCGTATTCAGTAATTACGGTCATTAGTAAAAACGTTAAAGGACTAGGCGGTGACGATCGGTTCGGGCCGCCATGGTTTTTTTAAATTCCTTTATGTGGTCCTGCTTTTTTTAAACCTTCAATTAATCCAGTTGGATTTATATATACTCCTGATGTTGGATCTTTACCATATCTATTTACAATATCTTTAATAAGTAAATCTCTTTCAGTTGGTATACCAGAGTAATCTACTCTAGCTAAAATAACATCAGCTTTCTGTCTAAGTTTTTCTAGATGTAAGTTATAATCTGCAGTTATTGTATCATCAGACTGAGATGCTTTTTTAGGTGCTGGAACGTATGGGTTATTTGGATCTTCTTTAGGTGCATCATAAGGTTGATAAGGTGATCCACCTTTACCTGGCTTAATTTTCTTAACCATAATTAATAACTTATATTCGATGGGTAGTTATTGGTTTTGTTTCTTTGATAATGGATTACGAACCGATGCTCCTGAAATACCACGTCGCGTAAAGTAATCAGTAGGCAGCTTAACCAAACCCTTAAGAAAGTTAATAGCAAGTTTTCCACGATTAGTTGTCTTCTTCTTCTTACCCATAATTAATAGCTTCTATTTGATGGGTATTTATCTTCTGGAGTTGTCTTCTTTTTCTTCTTAGTAGGTGTCTTATTAATTCTATTTTGTTGATCTTTTTTAGTCATTGTTCTCTTCCCTGGATTACCTCTAACAGGTCCGAATATAGCCTTAAGAACTCGGTTATTTCGAATAGCTTGAATAGCAAGTTCTCCACGATTAGTTGTCGTTTTAGATTTCTTTTTAGATTTCTTGTTAGGGTCGTAAGGGATAACTGGTATTTCTGGCATAGTTTTAGAATTGTAATTGGTCAGATCTATCTAACTTATCAATAACATCTTGTCGATAAGCTGGATCATTATCATAGCGTGGATCATTCATAGCCCTTACTAATTCAGCTTGGCTTCTATAAACATCCTTACTACTAGTAGGTGCTTTACCTGTATACATAGTACCTTCATATCCATTAGCAGCTTCGTACTGTCCTTTTAATCCAGACACAGCTAACTTAATAGCTTCTACACTACCAGAATTTACTATACTATCAAAGGCTTCAATAGAAGAAGAGTCTAAATTCTCACCAGCCCATTTAACCATGTTAGCATAATTCTGTTCACCACCAGCAAAGTTCTTAATTTGATTAACAGCTGATTCAGGTATATCATTAGAATCAGTAGTAGTTTGTGGTAGTTGAGCTTGTACTTTCATGTAAGCTTCTACTAAATCCTTACTACTCATTGCTGAAAACTTTTCAATAGTTTCAGGAGTAAGTGCTCCAGCTTCTTCAAATTCTTTAGAAGATTCTAAGATTAATTCTTGAGCTTCAGTATACTCTTCCTCTTCTTCCTCTGTCTCAGTTTCTTCTTCTGTCTCATCTGTATCAGTTTCTTCACTTTCTGTATCTGCCTCAGATTTTTCGCCTAATTTTTTAGAGAGTTCCATATAGGCTTTCTCTAATTCTTCAGCATCTTTATATTTACCAGCTAAAAGTTGTTCTTGTTCAGCTTGTAACTCTTCACCTTTTTGTAATGCTTGTTGTTCTGATTCAGATAGGTTCTCAGTATTAGTTACATCTTCTGTACCTGGATCATAAGTTAAAGTTTCTGCCATAATTATTGTGGTGGGGTAATTGAATTAGCTATATTATCTATACGTCCTTTAGCATCTGGATCTTTAGTAGGATCCATAGCTGGAGTACCTGCTAGTTGACCTGCTTGATTAACTAAAGATTGTTGTGTAGCCATAGCTTGTTGTTGTTGTAAAGCAGCTTGTAATTGTTCAGGAGTTTTAATTAAATTCAATACATCTATACCTTGAGCAGCAGCTAAACGTTTAATAGCTTCACTAGGATCAACAAATTTAAGTAATGCTTCTGGGCCTAATGTTTTTGCAATAGTTTGTATAAAATTAGTTAAGGCTTCTCTATCTTGACCTCTACCTAAAGCATTAACACCTGCTACAATCTTAGGTCTTACTAAATCTTTAGGTAATTTAGGTATTTGATTACTACGTTGTAAAACAAGTAGAGTTCTATTTAAATAGGGTATAAGAAATTCAACTGTAAGTAATGAGAATAAACCACCAAGACTTTGTTCAAGTTCAAGTTGAGTCATTCTAACTTCTTCTGCTGTAACTCTTTCAGCATCTCTAACATTCATTACTAAGAAAGCTTCAAGAATACGTTTCTCTATTTGTTGTGCTAGTTGTGCAGCTGTACCAAAATCAGCAGTTTTACCTACTTGAACTACACCTACATCTTCAGGTCTACCCTGGATGATAGCACCATTACCTGCTTTAGCTAAAGTTTGAGGTTTAGTAGTAGCTGAAGGTGATACAAGGAAGATTACTTTAGAAGCTACACTAGCACCCTCTACAAGGGCCTGTGATAGGCCTTCAAGTGATCTTAGGTCTCCTATGAACTCTTCTACTCTACCACGTCCGTAATCCTCTCCATCAACTGTATTAAATCTGAGGACGAGCCAAGGTGAGGCTGATTTTGGTGCTGTGCTACGACTACCAGGAATGATATTATCTTCTACTTCCTGATGCCAAACCCAACGACCACTTCTCTCATCTAGTTTAACGCATGTGTATACTTCTACGTCGTCATCATCTGAACCTGTTTTATGTCCATCATCACCTGGAGCATTAGGTTTTGGTATAGGTAGGTCCATTCCTAATACCTTCCTGCTAATTAATTCTTTTGTAACTATCTCAATAATGTTACCATTACCATCTCTATTTACAACATATCTTTGTAAAGGATAATGTTTTAATCCATCCTTACCCATAAAGATTAGAGCATTACCACCTACAATAAGGTGTTTTAATGCTTGATGGACTACTACTCTATCATTTGATGCAGCAATATAATCCATAATCATTCTTTCCATTTTAGAGAAAGAAAGATCTAATTCTGATCTCATTTGAGGATTTATTTCTTCTCCTAACTTATCATCTCTAACTTGTAGTTTGAAGAAGCTAGTTTGTGGAGGTAATATAGCTAGCATTAACTTAGCTGCTAATGTAACAACAGCCTTAGCACCAACTGATTGCCAAGGTTGTTTTAAACTTTTAGTATTACCACGTTGTCTTAGATCATGTTGTATTAAATAAGGTAAGGTAAGTTCAGAACAATCTACAGCACTATCTAAAAATTCCGATCTTGTTGAAGATAACTGAGAATACCTATCCTTTGCTTTATACATTTATACCTCCAGAACCTTGTCCTTGAGTTCCTGTATTTAAACCTATAGTTAGATCACTTGCTCCTGTGGTTTTACCTTTCATAGACTTATCTTTTTTAGTACCATAAGCTATGTTTGTAGCATCAACTTCTTCCTCTAATAGGTCTTTTTCCTCTGGTAATCGACTACCTTTACCAGCTAATTGGTTATCAACACTCGTATCAATTCTAGCTGGTGTAGGCATAAGTGTAGGACCCTTTCTAAATAAACACATATTTAATCATCAAGTAATTGTTTAATATATTGTACCACGCTTTGTTGTCCAGCACGATACATGATGGATGAAATTTCTTCTTTAGGATGGATAGGTTGCCAAGGGAACTTCTGTTCTATATCAGCAACCACACCTTCTAATTTTTCTGAATATACTTTAAGCGTATTGGGGTAGATTGGTGTTTGCATGTTCAAAGAAAGCTGGCATTCGAGCTGATTTAGTGTCAGAAAGTTGTGGAGCTATACCCTCATACATTAAACGATCTGAGGAATCTAGCCAAAATTTTTTGTCCAAATATTTATCGACAGTATTTATACCTAATGGCTGAAAGATCCAATTGATAGTGGCCTTCCTAAGTTTATCCAAAGAAGGAGAAGGGGATAAACCCAACTCCCTACAAACAAGGCTATTAGTAGCAACGTGGATTTGTTCATCTCTGGAGATATCAGCTGATACTGTTCTGAGAGCAGGATCACCAGTAAACCTAAAGAAAGGAAGTAAAACAAAAAATATAGCTCGTTCTGCAACGAGAGCTTTGGTAATAGTGTGATCAGGGTGTGCAATCCAAGCATCTCTTAACCTCATTGCTTCTAGTTCTGATTGTGAATCTGCTCCATGGGCATCGACTATATACCCTAGTGCAAGATCATGTTTAATCTCATCTTTAACGTTTGATTCAAGAAGTTTCCTAGCATTTTCGGGAACTTCTTTTTCAAGTCCTTCAGTAATAAAGTCTCCAACTGGTAGCTCCATATGACGTATTGCGAGTGCACGTTTAATGGTTTCTTCAGCACCGTATTTTACCTCCCCTTTTGTAGGTTTTACTGGGGTCCATGTTCTTTTTCTATTTAATAATTTATTGTAAGGATGTATTCTCATTGTTGACAATCGCAGGTTTGTTCATTTAGTATATCCTGTAAGTATTCATCAACGTCAGTCTTATCTAAAGCTGCATAAGCACTAGATTTATCCTGAACATCTCCCATAACTTGTAGGCTATAATATAAAGATGTTTGGGGGCTTTCTAGCCACTCTTCAATGAACTGTTCGTCATAGGTTATAACATCACTCCAAGAGTTAAATGAATATCCGTGAAGAAGACCCGTATTGTTGAGCATTATCATTATCTGGTCTACTACCCTTTTATAGGTTTTCCAACCAACCTCTGAGGCGATCTCAACATCGCCATATTCATATCTCTGGACACCAAAAGTACCAGAATCTCTATCTACACTCCTAGCTATAGGAGGTGCTATTTCAGGTGTACTAGTAAAGCCATCTAATCCTTTAGATCTATAACTACAACTAGCAGTAGGAGCTATAGCAAAAGCTCTTACCATTTTATTTTGTTCAGCTATATGTGCTGCATTTTGAATACCATCATGTAAATTAACAGCTATTAATCCAGCTGGACTAGAAGGTGAGAATCCTTGATTAGTTAATTCTAATGCATTAGCAAATTGAGCATAGGTTACGCCTTCTCTTCTGAGGAGGTTGGCCAAACCGAGCATTCCAAGTCCGACCTGCCTATCTGTTTCTGAGCTAAGGTACTCTCCAGTGTCTCCAACGCCTGTCCTGCCATGGAGATCGCACAACTCGGACATACCTTGAGCGAAAGCCTTCGGGATATCTCCGACTTTACAGGCAGAGAGATTGACATGCTGTAACAAGCAAGTTCCTCGTGAAGGCAAGTAAACTTCAAGGCACACGTTGCCATAAATTCTTCTGCCCTTTTTGTTATATCTGATTTTGTTGAGCCAGATGTCTCCTGATTTAATTCCATAAATTAATGCTTCTCTTGTAAGCTTGTCTGTATTCTTCCAAGTATACTCATTAATATTAACACATCGCTTGATCCATGGAAGATCGGATCTAGGAGTAGTAATAAAATCAATAACATCAGGATGGTCTAGGTCGATATGAGCCACTACAGCACCGTTCCTGTATGTCCCGCCTCTTCTTAGTATCTCATTTAATGTTGAGTATATTTTAGCAAATGATACTGGTCCTGATGCTACTAATGTATCTTGACCTTTTTTAGTTTCCGTACCTTTCGGTCTTAACTGAGATAGGTGTACTGCAACACCTGCTCCATGCCTTAAAGCATGACTTACAAACTTCCAACTAGCCTCAATGCCTGATGGACCCTCCATAGAGTCATCGACGACAAACACAGTACAGCTTACTGGAAGTCTTGATTCTGGATTATCCAACCATGATTGGACCCGACCAGTACGAGATATAAGTTCTGCTGTCATTTTTAAACTAAATCAATTAAATTTGGTGGTTGATAATTTGGTCCTTTTAATACTTTACCATCATCCCTAAATACTGGATGACCTTCTTCATCTAGTTTAGACATATTACTACTATGTACTCTATCTAAAGCTTCATCTAAATTCCAATTCATATTAGCTGCATATTGATAACACACATATACAAGGTCAGCTAGTTCCTTAAGTGTTTCAGCAGGGAATTCTTTATTATTCCTAAATAACATACTCTCTGCATCAAGGAATTCTTTGAACTCTTCAACGATCAAACGTTTCTGCATATTCCGTGATTTCAAGGTCTGTGAGTTTACTACATTGAACGCTTTCCGAAACTCTTTGGCTTGTTCTGTGTTCGACTTCATTTTGTAAATAGTGGATGGCTTT